CAATTACACATGATGTATATAAGCGTGAGGGAGTGCAAAGTCGCTCTCTTGCGTTTTAAGGGGGCATATAGATTGAATTTTGAATTAAATGGTATCCAATGGCAAATTGTATGGGTAGACAATAAAAGCTCATTATTGAGCCGTACAGACGGTTCTATGAGCGTGGGAGTAACAGACATGAATACCCACTGCATATATTTGGCTAAAAGTTTGCATGGTGCATTTTTGCGTAAAGTGATTATACATGAACTGTGTCATTGTGTTTGTATGTCGTATAACATATATATGCCGATAGAACAGGAAGAGATGCTGTGTGACTTTGTTGCTACATACGGCGACCAAGTATTTGAAATTGTTGATATATTAACAGGATATATGGGAGATAGAATGTATGGATAACATAGATAAGATATTAAAGTATATAAGACGAACCAATCCGGAAATGACCCGACAAAAGCTGATAGAAGAGTTAGGACAATCACACTATATTGCCAAAGCCCTTGTTATTGTATCAAATCAAAAATAAAAATTAATTTTTCAAAAATTCTTATAAAAAAATATTCGGATTAATGTATACCCCCCCTATCAAATAATTCTGAAAATTTCGGATGGTCAAAAAATTTTTTCTCAACTTTTCATCAATTTCATGCGAGTTTTGTTTGGATTTTTGAACAGAATCGAAACACTTCAACGTGGCAAAGTAAAATATAACCAAAATCGGGATCAGCCACACGGCGAAAGAATACCGCCGACAGGCTTATAATATGCCATTGTCTCCGCGATAGTTTTTTGTTTACTGCTTTGCGTGTCGCTGTTAATAGATTTACACGTCCATACATTCAAAAAGCCTTAAAACGCAAATAAACGCGTTGTTATCTTTGCTCATACAACAGCAATATAAACCGAGCGAGATCCACCACCAAAAAACGGCAGCAGACAGGCGCAATTAATAAGCCACCATAGACAATATAATTGTATAGAATTACACAAACAATTCACACAATTAAATATAACTGTACAGTTAATAAGGCTATACATGAACAGCATAGCACACAGGCGCCGACATAGCAATATTATATTATCAAAGATCAGAAAGCCGCCCGACTGAAATTGAACCAACCACGACCCGCCAGGAACGGCAAAAGGGCGCAACCTGTGCGCCCCCTTTTTTCTACAATAATTCTTTTTGCTCTTGTTCTTCTGTTAGAACTTCGCAATTATCAACGTATACAGCGCAATCAAAGCCATCACCATCAAGGTACCATATACATGTTTTCCCACTGCGACAATCCGACAAAACAATGACGTCATTGTTTATTAATTCTTGTATTTCTTCGGTTGTTTTCCCTGAGAAATTTAATTCCTCCAATGCGGTGTTAATTGCTTTCTTTTCGTTTTCTGTAACGTTTCTACAGCCTTGCCAATTTAACATATTCTTTACCTCCTTATTTTAAAAAAAATAAATGATAAAAAATATAATTTATCTACATAAGTAGAAATTATATTTAATTTATCATAATAATATAATAATTTCAATACTTAATCATAATTTATTGTAAACTGCGGAAAATATAAATTAATTTCCATTGAATCCTTGGCAGTAAAATCGCCAATGATGTTATTATTTTTGTAGACCAACCCCTTACAGGTTGAATCATTAAAAAATATTCTGATCTTGTCCGCATCCGTGGCGTGGTCGCCGTTGTACATGTCAATTTTCATTGTGTTTATTCTCCTTTTTGTTTTATTCCCTCTACGGGTAGCAGCAAGGGGCGGAATCGAACCGCCCGAAATTCCTTTAATTCTTGCCGATTTTACGAGAATGCCCGGCGGGCTATCTCGTCTAATATTTTATTTTTATTGTCATCCGTTGGAGCAAGAAGCCAACCCGGAACAATAACATAATTAACACATTTAACGCCGTTTATTTTCCGCTCCTGTCTCTTCACCTGTGGGTTAAGATCCATTGCACCGGTGTAAACGCCCTCACCGTCCAGCCTTGTAACATCAACGGCGATGTATTCCGCCTTTCCTCTGCGTCCTCTTGACAGCTCAACAATTATCTTGTTGCCGTTCTTATCCAGATCAGTAAAAGTTATTACCTCTCTGTAAATTTTGCCGTCGTGCTGCGCTCTTATTTCCTCTGTGTAATTCCTCATTTTTTTGTACCTCCTGTTCTGTTGTGCCCTGTCTCATCGGTGCAGGTGGGGCAGTTCCTGTAGACCGCCGAAGCGGCGGTTTCGACTATTTTCTTGAATAAAATTCTTTCGATGCATCACTTGACCAGTTCGGCATAATGTTTTTAAAATCTTCGCCATAGATAAATTTTAATGTTTCGCAAAAAGTTTCATACCTGGCTTTTTCAGTGCTTTCAAAAATGCTTTTTTCAAACGAATCATTTTCTAAACAATTCATGTATAAGTCTTTATAGTATTCTTTGCATTCGCTTAAATTTTTCATATTTTCCCTTTCTGGTCTGCCATCATCAGAGCCGGGAGACCGTCCCCGGCTGACGCTCCGAAAGCTGGAGCGTTTCGGCTAAAATTTGAACATGTCCGCCGGTGCAAGGATTGAACCGCCGGCGCACTTGGCATATATGAGACATTCGCCGCCTTTTTCAAATGACATGTAAAATTCACATGTCACGGCGTTTTTTGGATCGCCGGGGCCATATATAATCGGATCGCCGGGATCACATTCTTTTTTTATTCTTTGTGCGATCTGCTCCGGTGTTGCCTCGGCTGTTTTGTAGCAGTCTAACATAATGTTATATGTTGCCTTGCTGATCTGCTCCCATTTCGGGGCACATCCTGTTGGAACGTTGTGATAATATCTCATGTTTTTATACCTCCTTAACAATGAAATCATGTTCAATTGTTCTGATCTGATCTTTGTTTGCTTTTACCTCTCCGATATAACTTTTTGTTGCTCTGTCATAAATTTTAATTATTCTCATTTTTTTATTCTCCTTTGTATTTTCTGCCTTGCTATCCACCAGGCACCGGCGGCAAGCTTTTGCAAGTCGTCAATGTCTGTCATGTGGAATTGTCAAGGTTGTTATCTCTTTGCTATGGTTAAATGATACTACGATATAAGGCACAAAACAAGATGGAATAATACACAAATATAAGGCACAAAACAGCTTGTAAATTGTACAATATATATAAGGCACAAAGCAAACAAAAGGGGATCGCTATATTAATGTGTGATAGATCTACTTGACTGTGATAGATCTACTTGACATATAAGGCACAACAATATATTATAGATATATCAACAAGTGAAAAGGAGGCGGAAAAATGGAATATAAAACAAGCGCGGCAACACGAAGGGCTATTTATAAATATGATGATAAATACGAGCGCATTAATTGCAGATTAGCAAAAGGCACGAAAGAACGAATAAAAGCCTTGAAGTATAGCGCAAATGACTTCATCAAGCTGGCAGTTGCCGAAAAACTAGAACGCGAAGAGAAAATATTGAAATAAGGCACAAAATAAACGTTGACATATAAGGCACAAAATGATATAATGTATACATCAGATAAAGAAAGGACGCCGATCTGCTCGGCGAGGGTGGGAAAAATATGAACATTGATTATGAGTTCAACACCGTTAATGGTGTCCATTTTCAGAAAGAGGAAATATCACAAATTGAAAAGGGATTTGCACATGGATTGACAGAAGAACAGGTTAAAATATATGTTAACCCATATTTTAGCGATCTGGATATGAAGTTAATAAGAAAGGGCATAGAGCATAATTTTACAGACGAAGAAATAAAATTAATATCTTCTCGAAGTGATTTATACCTCAGGAAAAAGGAGGTATACAAAGCAATATCACACAGAGTATGTCCGGAAGGCATAAGGTTAATAGCCGAGGGACCGTTTGGCAGTCTTGAGGCTAAAGAGATAAGAAAAGGCTTTGAACATGGTCTTACATTTGAACAGGTGTTAATATATGCGTGGCCGGACTATCCAGAATATCACGCATTTGCAAAGTATACAGACTTTGCAATGAAAGAAATCCGCAAAGCGTTAGAGGCGGGTTATGATGCGGAATATGTAAAAAAATGTACCGAATTGCCATATTGGGACATGGTAAAAAAACTTAGAGGGACAGAGAATTAAAGCTGTTTGAAAATTCGGACGATTATTGCGAGGTCACGGACGCTTATTTTGATTGGGCATCTGGAGCAGATGGAAAATACAACACGGCTAGAATTATGGCTAATGCCGCTAATGATTTTTACAACAAGTAAAAACTTTGTCGAACTTTGTCACACGGTTATTATTGATATAATAGCCGTGTTTTTTTATGCTTATTATATCAATTCTGGAGGTGTAAAAAGTGTTGAAACGTGGTTATTGTTATAAGTTAAATATAAATAGCCGTCAAGCAATGATAAAGGAGTATAACAGAGCAGCACAGAAAAAAGGACTGCCCCCGGCGTCTATGTGTGACATATTCGCGATTTTTGAAGAACGAAACGGCCGGGCGCGCTGCATGCTGGATTTAGGACCTTATGCACATACATGCGCAAGTGTCTGCATAGATCAGCTTGAACAGCACAAAGCCGGGCGGCAGAGTGAAGGAAGCTGGAACTATCCAACATTGTTTGATCTGACAGAGCGGGAGGCAATAAAAGAATACAATAAAATGTGGAATCGGGTCGCAAACTGGCCATAAAGGAGAACAACCCATTGACAGACAGATAAAACAATGATATATATAATATTGTTTTTATTTTTGTTGTAAACACTAAAGAGGTATTAACCGCATAGAGTATATTAGACTGTATTCTATGCGGTTTTGTTGTATATGTATATATAATATATAGCTAGAGAGGAGGCGGAAACATGACAGAGACGGCGGAAAGTTTCGAAAATGACATAGAACTATATTTACAGCAATTTTGCGAAGAGCAACAAATTGATAACTTGCGATCTGTTAGCCAAACAGTGTGGAATGCCTGCCTAATATATATATATAATCATGCTTTTAAGAATACTAATAGATTAAAAATACAGGGTAAATATGCTAATTATAATAATAATAATAGTAATCTAGCTATGTCTAATTGTGGAGCTTATAATATAGAGTATGTTAATTATATATGTGATTATTATATATATATGTGTGGTCTATATGATAAAGGTTGTACTATAAGTGGCTTTTGTAAATTAACTGGTATTAAACATGATACCATATGGGACTGGGGCAGAGGCGCGAGGGTGCTTGACTCATCGGCCCGTGAAATTTATGAAAAATTGATTACAGAATACGAGGATTCCGGCGAGTCAAAATTGTGGAGTAATAAAAATCCGGTGGCCATGGCTATGATTATGAATAGGCGGTTTAGTTGGAATTTGCCGGGCGTGAGCCGTGAAAGCGTAGAAAAACCAGCCTTATCTGCTGCCGATGTGCGACAGATGCTAGAGTTAAATTGCGCCAAACTCCCGGACAATTCAGCACAGGCGGAGGCCATAGAGGTTGATTGCACCGCATCAAATTGTGTGAACAATTCAAACAATTTAGGACAGGCTGAAAACGTAGGAAATAAGCCACTTTTTGACGGTAACAACACGGAATAAATACATAACTGTGCGTGAAACGTGGGTTTTGCGAATAGATATAAAAGCATAGGCGACATAATGGCAAATTATGTGAACAATTAAAATAATATTAGCATTTAGATAAAACGAGTGCTAAAAAAGATCATTGGAGGGGGGGGGTGGGGGTGTGACAGGCTCCCAGGAGAGCCCCTACTAAGCCCCCCAAATATTTTTAAAATAAAAAAGGCCTTATCAGCCACATATAAATATATCAAGTATAAACGACAAAACAAATAAACATAGGGTTAGTGAGAATATATGATTGATATACCTGTTATAGACATGTGTAAAACAGGTCAAAACATAGTATACTATCGAAAACAACAAGGACTAAGTGTTAAAGATTTACAAAACATACTTAAATTTGCAAATCCAAATGCGATATACAAATGGCAAAAAGGAAAATCAATACCTACAGTTGACAATCTGATAATTTTGTCAGCACTGTTTAAAGTCCCAATAGAAGATATAATCGCAATTCAGAAAAAAATATAGACAAAATCCGAACAGTATGTGTATAATGCATACATAACAGTTATCTATCGGTCAGATAGATATTCTTTAATCGCATCAGACAAAACTATAAAATCCCCAAAAGGAACAAAATGAACGGAATTGAATATCAAATGGCTGCCATGCGTACAAATGATGGCAGAAATAGAGATAGACTTCTTAATGCTGTTTCAACAACAAATGGAATAGACGTTGCTGAACTGCTTAATGGTGTTATAGGCCTTACAGGCGAGTCGGGAGAAGTTGCTGATCTCGTTAAAAAGGGTGTATTTCACGAAAAAGGCATAGACATAAATCACTTGAAGAAAGAATGCGGCGATGTAATGTGGTATGTTGCTATGATTTGTGATGCAAGCGGATTTACCCTTGATGATGTTATGCAGACAAACAAGGAAAAACTTGAAAGTAGATACCCAGATGGATTTGACACTTGGAGAGCCAACCACAAACAGGAGGGCGACATATGATTGAACTTATCATTTTGCTTTGGATTGCAATAAAACTTAATGCTCCTGTTTGGATATATATCTTAATGGGCGTAATTGCTTTAATTAAGGCTGTGGCGTTTGGAATAAATCTCAGCAAGAATAACTAAACATTGGGAGGTAATCACTATGGCAAAAGATAAATGCAGCAATTGTGAATACTGCATAACAGAAGATGGTGATAAGGTTTGTAACAATCAGAATAGCGAATATTATTCAGATTATGTTGAACCTGGACATGTATGTTTGGATTATGAGGGCAAAAACAATGAGTGTGACTGACGATATTCTGAAAACTGACTACAGTTTACAATTTGATGAAAAACGCAAGGCTTTAGTGGTTCAAAGTCATTATAAGTATGGCAGAGCCGGAAGGAATTTTGCCACAGGCAATGTTGACGCAATAGGCAGCCTTGAAAAATGCCTTGCAAAATTTAAAGAGACAGGAAATACGGAATATCTCCTTGATGTTGCCAATTATGCTATGTTCAGATATATGTGGCCGCAAAGTGGAGAATACTTTAAGCATACCGACAGTGATGAATCAGCCGGAATAGTCGGTATGAGTGTTAATGAAATGGAGAAATACAAATAGGGTTATCGCCAAGTGGTAAGGCACAGGACTTTGACTCCTGCATCCGTGGGTTCAAATCCCACTAGCCCCGCTACTGAGTATAGGCAGTTGTCGCAAGTAGCCTTTCCACCTATACAGTCCACCATGACTAACCATGGGAGCCTTGAGACCATACAAGGCGAATGTGAATGATTAGCTCAGTTGGGAGAGCAATAGATTTTTAATCTATGGGCCATGGGTTCAAATCCCATATCGTTCATGCGGTTAAGGTTTTCAAATTCTTTTACCTTGACCGGACAAATGTTTGTTTCATTTGTGCTCCTTTCACTCACTAGCGGAATGCTGAATAAAGGACCGTCACCAGGTCCGGTGAGTGTTTTGTGAAAATCAACCTACAGACGCCAACTGTAGCCGTATAGGCGGTCGAATACTTCTCCCCAGAGTAAATAATCACAAGCCCCGGCATACGGCTATATAGTATGCCGTATGTATAATGACGCGGAGTAGAGCAGTCTGGCAGCTCGCTAGCCTCATAAGCTAGAGGCCATGGGTTCGAATCCCATCTCTGCCATTTGTTGGTCAAAGTTAAGCTCTTTCTAAGCATTGGGTCTATGGCTTGGCTGACAATCTTGAAATGCATTAACAAGGTTTGAACAGCATAGTGCGAGATTGGTTCAATTCCAATTAATGGTTAATGGTGTCAAAAAGGCTAGAAAGCATGAGACATTATGTAGGTTCGATTCCTATGCTTGGTGTGAGTAAGGTGCAGGTCCTTATGTTCAAATTTGCTGGAACAATAGTCAAGTGGTCAAGACATCGCCCTTTCACGGCGGTGACGAGGGTTCGACTCCCTCTTGTTCCATTACAAAAATAGAGATATATGGTGTGAGGTGAAGCATGGCTGGTGGTGTACATAGATGTGATCCGGATAAGTTTTCAGAAGCAGTAGCAGAATATATGGCCGGCAGAGTTACACAGACTAAAGCTGCACAGATAGCCGGAATGAGTACTCCAACCTTTTTGAAATACCTCAATATGCTATTTAGCGGAGAACCATTTCCAGACACGTTGTTTGTTTTTGAAGATAAGGAGAAAAAATGAGAAAAATTGCACTGATAATGGCATTGACATTAACTATGTTGACTGGTTGTTCCGGGCATGATGTAGAACCGGAACAAAGTTATATTGCTAATAAATACATAGATTTGACAATAGTTTATGAAAATGTAAATTATAATATAGAAGTCATGTATGACAAAAATACAGGCGTTATGTATCTTTGCAAATATGGTCAATCTAGCAGTTTCATGACACCTATATACAATGCGGACGGCACATTAAAACTATATGAGGAGAAGTAAAATGTGTGAATTTTGCAATGGTAAATGCCAAAAGATAGAAAATGGTTACACATACGGAAATGCAATGATAGTTGGCAATACATATAACTGGCATCTGTCCTACGACAATAGTGGAAACGAATATGGATCGGGGCGGTTTGACATAAATTATTGCCCTATTTGTGGCAGGAAGTTGGTGGAGGAATGATAGTTAATATTGATGCTAGCGTGTACACGATGAATAGAAAAGGCTTTAGAGGAGTTTTAAAAATAGCGTCAAAGGCTGTTAAATTTGGCATATATGCCGTAGTTAAGGATGACAAAGCAATTATGCTAAACGAGAAATATGAAGATATAGGCAGTCTTAAAAATGCAGTTGCAGAATATAAAAAGCATGGGTTTAAGGTGTATTGGAATGAGAATAATAATGACGGTGGACAATCGTAAACAAGAATACACAGAAGAGCACTTTAGACGTGGCAATCCTGAAAAAGACGGCAATTATATTGTGATATCACGTACAGGTGCTATTTGTCGTGATACATACACAGCTAGCAAAGGTTGGGAGAAGTCGGAGAATGACGGCAATACGGAGTATCTGCCTGAATCGTGGGAAAGGGCGAAATTATGAGAAGGTTTAAAACTTATGACTATTGATGTTTTGGGAACGAAATATAGGATAATCAAGAAGAAAATGTATGATAAAGGGTGTGACGGCTATTGCGACTACACATCGAAGAAAATTGTTATCCGAAAAGACAACTATAACAATGTTGGCAATTTCGATTGTCTAATGAAAAAACAGTTACGGCACGAAATAATACATGCCTTTTTATCAGAAAGTGGGTTACAATCAAATTTTGAACATTGCCAGGAATTTGGACATGAAGAAACAATGGTTGATTGGATTGCAATTCAATTTCCTAAAATTTTGAAAGTGTATCAAGAGTTGGACATTTTGTAATGCAATGAGTGCATGGAAGATTTTGAGAGGTTTATGAGAAATGAAAACACTAATTAATTTTGTTAAAAATTTAAAAACATTTTATCAATTTTACAAAGATTATGAATACGATGGCAATGATTGCCGATTTATAATTGAAAACTATCAAGAGGTTTTATCCAACCGTACAATACATATTATGCAAAAAGTGTTATTGCTCAAATGGATAGGTGGTATGAGGATTCTTGGAAACCCGTGTACAAATGCTCACCGATAGGCAAGAATGCGAATAAGTTAAATCCTGATTTATTAGGACTTGATTTTTATATGTTTCCGGCCGATAAATAGAATTGGTCGCTACCCTAGAAAAATTATAGGCAGAGGCCGTAGCACCTCTGCTTTTTAGCGAGGTGCTATTTTTATGTCTGAATTACAGAATTTGATTAAGGATTGTGAAAAGTACATAGATATCCGGGGCATAGACGAAACAATTATCAATGCCTATCTTGATACTTGCCAACTAGCCAAAAATGATGGTGATATCACTACAATGCTTGAATGCACGGCAAGATCGAAGACAATCGTGAATCAATTTTGTTTGAAACAATTCGGAATGGACATTTGGGAAATTGAGAAATTTGCCCAGGCAAACAAGACAGAGATAGAGCTTGTCAATCAATATTATCAAATTCTAAAACTTGAATCTTATGATAAATTTGAAAGCTTTATTTTTTACATGGAGAAGAATAGAGCTTGGCAGAAGAGATTTTATCAGCCTAGGCGAAAAACCTTAAATGTTGTTGCACAAGATTTGGAAGATTTGGAGCAACGCAAAATCAAGTTCTATGGCTTGTCTATGCCGTCCCGTGTTGGAAAGGCTATTTCTTTTGATACTCCGGTATTAACGGAAAAAGGCTGGAAAAAACATGGCGATTTGACTATAAGAGATAGAGTAATAGGAATTGATGGAGAATTTAAACGTATATTAGCAATACATAACCCTTGCGAAATGGAATATAAGGTTACTTTCTCGGATGGAGAAAACATTATTTGCCATGGAAACCATGAGTGGGTTGTGTATGACAGGCATTTACAGAGAGAAGTTACATATGAAACAAAATTCTTAAAAGATAATCTTTTTGAAAAAGATGGGCGAAAAAGGATGTTTCTTCCAGATGTGCAAGAAGTTCAAGGCTCTCATAAACCGCTGTGGGTTGACCCATATACTTTAGGAGCGTGGCTTGGAGACGGAAGAAATACTAATCCGGATATATGCGGAGCAGAAAGTGATTATGCAATAGTCCAAAAAATATTATCTGCTGGATATGAATTATCGTGGAATACAAAACATAAAACCACAGGTGTAAGATATTATGGTTTTAAAGGCCTTAGAGAGCAGTTGCAGAAATATGGAATGTGCCATAGTAGACACACAACACTTAAACATATTCCAGATGAATATTTAATTGCTGACGAAGAACAAAGATTAGAACTTTTAGCCGGACTATTGGACACCGATGGCTGCTTGATTGAAAAAGAAAATAGATATCAGTTCACAACATCTGATTTTTTTCTTAAAGAGGACTTTGTGACACTTGTTAATACATTTAGATGGAGAACGTCTGTAAAAGTATGTAGTCCAAAAACAAGCTCATCTGGAATACAAGGGAAAAAGAATTATTGGGTTATTAGCTTTAATCCAACAAAATATATACCATGCCAATTAGAAAGAAAACAGATAAATAATTTTTCTGCCCAAAGAAGAATATCAATTGAAAAAATTGAAGAAATTCCGAGGTACTCATCATATGGTAATTGTATAACAGTTGAAGATGGCATATATTGCGTTGGAAAGACATTAAAGCCTACACACAACAGTACAATTTGTATTTTTTTCCTTGCGTGGATTATGCTACGCAGACCAAATAGCCATTCAGCAATGGGTGGACATTCAGGAATACTTGCTAAGGGATTTTACAAAGAACTTATGAATCTTGTATCAACGCCTGAATACACATTTGGAGAATTGTTTAGTTATTATCACCCAAAATACAAATCAGTTGTTACGGATAAAAGTGCGGATGAATTTACGATTACGCTTGGTGATCCGGACAGATTTGCAACAATTACCTGTAGGGGTATTGATGGCACATGGACAGGTGCCGTTGATGTATCAGCTGACGGATATCTCTATGTCGATGACCTTGTGCGTGATCGTGAACATTCTCTGTCGCCTACACGTATGGAGAATACCTATCAGGAATACCTTAACAAAATGGTAGACCGTAAAAACGACGGTGCAAGAGAATTGATGGTTGGTACCCTTTGGAATGTCCTAGACCCACTGGAACGTCTCAGAAAACAATATGAAAAAGACCCTCAATATAGATTCAGGCAAATACCGGCACTTAATGAGAATGACGAAAGTAATTTCAACTATGAAATAAACGGATTTTCCACGGAATACTATAGGGATATGCGAGACAAGCTGGATAACGCTGAATGGATGGCTAAGTTTATGCAAAAGCCTTACGTCCGTGAGGGATTGCTATTTCCAACAGAGAATCTTAGATATTTTAACGGAGTTTTGCCAGACGGAGATTGTAGGTACATCGGTGTTACAGATATAGCCTGGGGTGGTGGCGATAGCTTATCAATGCCTATTGGCGTTGAATATGACAACGGTGATGTTTATATCATAGGTTGGGTGTTTAATAAGGGCACAAAAGAGGTTACAGTGCCACTTGTTGTAGGTCGAATTATTGAAAATGGAATAAGACAAACTAGATTTGAGGGTAATGTTGGTGGCGATCTTTACTGCCAATATGTAGATGAAAAACTACAAGAACAGGGTTATAAATGCTCATGTTCAAGTCGCAAAGCACCAAACAAAGTTGAAAAGTTAGCAAAGATAATAGCCTATTCTGGCGATGTAAAACGTAAATTTATATTTTTGGACACACATAGAAGAACCCAAGAGCAGATGCAAAAAGATGCAGAACTTGGAATAAAGAGGTATTACAGAGATGACGAATACCAAGCTGCTATGGATGAGCTGACAATGTTTGTTAGCATTGGTGGCAATGAGCATGATGATGCAGCAGACGGAATCACTCAGCTGGAAATGTTTATCGAAAATCCAGAAAATACAGCAGTAGCAGAGGCAACATTAAATCCATTTAGGAGGTATTGATTAGTGGAAACGAAGGAATACTTGCAACAAATAGGCAGATATGACCGACTTATCAATAATAAACTAGTGGAGCTTGCACAGTACAGATCTATGGCTTGCAGCGTGTCAGCAGTCAAAAATGATGAAAGAGTGCAGTCATCACCTAGCTATGACACCATGGACAAGATAGTGTCCAAAATTGAGCAAATGGAAAATGAAATAGATATGCTTGTTGATAGATACATTGACAACAAACGAATAATTATATCCCAGATAGATAGTATGTCTGACGAAATGACTTATCAGATATTATTCTCAAGATACGTTGAGCAAAAGACTTTTGAAAAAATGGCAATAGAGATGAACTATTGCTACAAACAGGTTATACGAAGACATGGTAAAGCATTACAAGAATTTGAGCAAAAATGGGGAAACACATATAAGTAGTCCTTAAATGTCCTAGAATGTCCCATAAAACATATTATATAATATATCATGAACAAGTTGATTGATGAACACTTTGTTTTTTCTCATACTTTTTCAAACCTCATAAACCCTTTGGAGGCACCAGTAGCTTTACTGGTGCTTTTTTAATGTAAAAGGAGGTACAAACAATGAACGGAATAGATATTAGTGCCTGGCAAGGCGATGAAAATATAGATTTAAGCAAAGTTCCTTTTGATTTTTGCATTGTCAAAGCAACTGAGGGAACAAGCTATAAGAACAGATACTTTACAAGTCACTGTAACAAAGTCCTGAGCAAGAAAAAACTGTTAGGTGCGTATCATTACGCCAACGGCGGTGACGTACAGAAAGAGGCTGACTACTTCCTTGCATATGTCAAGAAGTATATTGGCAAAGCCGTTCTTGTGCTTGACTGGGAGGCAAAGAATAACCCTCTGTTTGGTGTCAAAGATTTGGAATGGTGCTTACAGTGGTGCAGCTACGTACAGAAAAAGACCGGCATCAAACCGCTTATCTACATCCAGAAGAGTGCTATGAACGCCGTAAAAAAGGCTGGATATGGCCTGTGGGTGGCTCAGTACCCAGACTATGTTGAGACTGGATACCAGGAGCATCCATGGAACGAGGGAGCTTATAACTGTCTTATCCGTCAGTACACATCTGTCGGAAAGCTCTCAGGTTACAGCGGCAGCCTTGATCTCAACAAGGCATATATCAGCGCTGCAAGCTGGAATAAGCTGGCAGGCAGAAGAGCCGTATCCGTACTTGCAAAGCCGACAGCCGGCAAGAAGAGCATCAATACCATTGCAAAGGAAGTCCTTGTGGGCAAGTGGGGCAACGGTGCTGATCGCAAGAGCAGATTGACAAAGGCTGGATATGATTATGCAAAGGTACAGGCAGCAGTAAACAAGCTCGTCAAGACATCACAGATGACACAGAATAAGATCATCAATGCAGTTGCACATGAGGTCATTGCTGGTCGCTGGGGCAACGGACAGGAACGTATCGATAGGCTTAAGGCAGCAGGATATGATCCTGATAAGATTCAAAAGAGAGTAAATGAACTCATGAAGTAGGAGTTAACATGAACAGATTACATTTGCAAGACCTTGTAAGAGGCCACTATGGTAGAAAAATAGCATATACCAATGTAGACACCATTACACCGGATAATATTGTGAATGTAGTCGGTGAGTGCATAGGAGTATTTAACTGGAATAAGCCAATTATAAAGTATTTATGGAATTATTACAAAGGCGACCAACCAATAAGATACAGAATTAAAGTAATTCGTGACGATGTAATTAATTACATCGTAGAAAATCATGCATATGAAATTGTGCAATTCAAAGTTGGACAAACTTACGGAGAACCGGTACAGTATATCAGCCGTAAAGATGATGATGCAATCAATAATGCGGTTGACGATCTGAATGATTACATGGTAGACGCTTGTAAGCAAGATAAGGACATAAAGGCTGGCGAATGGCAATCTGCCACTGGTACAGCATTTAAAGCTATCCAGTTTAACCCAAACGGTGATGTGCCGTTTAGGATTGTTACACCTTGTCCACTCAATACCTTTATCATATACAACAGTAACACCGAAGAACCGATGATTGCCGTCACAGAACTTAAGGACAGTGATGGCAAGTGGTATAAGCAGTGTTACACAGCCACACATGAGTGCAAAATTTATAATAGCACGGTGACAGACTGGAAATTACACGCTTATGGAGATATACCGATTGTTGAGTATCCTAATAATCACGAAAGAATAAGCGATATTGAGCTTGTTATAGATATGCTTGATGCAATCAACAATATGCAATCTAACAGAATGGATAGCATAGAACAGTTTGTACAGTCGTGGATTAAGTTTGTTAACTGCGACGTTGACAAGGACAAGTTTAAAGCCATGAAAGAAATGGGTGCCTTGGTTGTTAAGTCAACTAACGGTGTCAACAACGCTGATGTAGATGTTATGTCGCAAGAACTTAATCAATCTCAGACTCAGGTTGCCAAGGACGACTTATGGGATAATGTTCAGACAATTCTTGCAATCCCAACTAAGCAAGGTAACACAGGCGGAGATACGCAAGGAGCTGTCGAGTTAAGAAATGGCTGGGATTTTAGCAAGACACGAACAAAGTTGAAAGACCCGCTTGTTGCAACATCAGAAAAACGACTTGCTAAGCTTGCGCTTAATGCAATCAGACTGTATGCACAAGATTTAAAACTGACGGTTAGAGATTTTTCAGTGCAGATAAACCATAGTCCACAAGATAATATGTACACCAAAGCTCAGACTCTGGTTGTTCTATTGCAGGCTGGAATACATCCACTTGTCGCAATCAAGACTGTTGGATTGTGGGGGGACGCAGAAAAAACATTTTTACTGTCTAAAAAATACTTGGATAAGTTATATCTAACTATAGATGATGTAGAGCAACAGGAACAAAAAGCGCAAGAGATAATAGATAATCTTGGCAACGGAGGTAATAACAATGGTGACTAGATATACGGTAGTCCAAGACGGACAAGTGTATGAACCGGGTGATGATGTACCTGATATGGGTAGCATTACCGCATTGGAGTCTAGAGGAAATTACAGAGAATACAACGCTTTGTCTAAGGATATAGATAAGCTACCAACATATGTGTCACTTGGTAGCTCGTGCTACATGATAGACACGACAGACTTATATAAGTTTGACGGCAAGAGTTGGATAAAACAGGAATAGAGAGGTGCGCACATGAATGTAGATGAAGTATACGCATTACTCAATAAGAAAATTAAAAATGGTGGTATTACCGATGACCAGATAAAACAGATTGTAGAGCAGTATTTTGAGGAGAACCCTGTTCAGGTTATAACTGATAATACCCTTTCGGTTGCCGGCACACCGGCTGATGCATTAGCAACAGGAACCGCTGTTGATTCACTAAAGGAAGATTTAGTTAAATTCAATCCGTTATTGTCTTATGTCGATGTTGGCGCAAAAGTTTTGAGTGGAGTGAAAAATAGATTCGATATCGAAAATATTGCAGATGCCGGATTCCATGTTTCTATCAATGTAAAATCTGGTGAAAAATATCTAATAAATGGTAGTGGCTTTAATGATAATTATCCATTATATGTAATATGTTCGGATAATGCTGTTATTGGATATTCTGATGATACGACATATTCATATAAAAGTGGAGTTGAAATAAAAATTCCCAACGGTGCTACAAAATTATATGTTAATGGTAAAAATGAGTATCATCCACTAATAAAAAAACTTGTTTACGATAATCATAAAGAAACGATTGAAGAAAAAAACTATGATATTCCTCTTAATATGGAACACTTATTATATCATAGCGAATTTGAGAATTTAACGAATGATAGTGGATATAGTGCTTTGATTTCAGTGGCCGAAGATGATAAATATCTTTTAACAGGAAGTGGAACAGGACAATATCCATCATATATTTTTTATGATAAAAATATGTCTATTGTTTCATTTGGTGAATCGTCAGTCATTGTAGATAAACTTGTAATAATTCCAAACAATGTTGCTTATTTAAGAATCCAAAATAATTTAGGAACCCTATTAAAAGCTATTAAATATATAGAAAAAAATATTATATTTATTGGTGATTCTTATACACAAGGAAATAGTTTGGGGAATGACCAAGATAAAAGGTTTTCTTCAATTCTTTCCGAAATGCTTAGAATGAAAGAAATCAATGTTGGCGCAGGGGGGTGTGGGTATTTTAAAACTGAAAATTACCCTACTTATTTCTATCAACAGTTGATAGATGCTATAAATTCCATGTCTGTCAAAGATTGGGCAAATACAGAGTATGTTATTGTTTGCGGTGGACGAAATGACCCGAACAACTATCCGAATGCTACGCAAGCGGAATATGATAAAGCTACATCTGATATTTGTGACATGGCATCAAAATATTTTCCGTGCGCGAAATTGGTATTTGTCCCGTATTTGTTTGATTCTAATTATATGCCAAACAATTATTACAAGCATTATTTAAAATTGGTCAATGCACTAAGAAAGAACAAATGCGCCGTTATCAACTACGCTTACACATGGCTTACAGGCAGATTTGCTGACATATTAGAAGATAAAGTACACCCGAATGTAAATGGACACAATATTATTGCTCATAATTTATATAATATTTTAACTGGCGGTAATATTATCAATAGCCAGAGCGTTAGACTTATGGGAATGAGTGAGTATACACCGGGATGGACATACATTGACTGTATGTTATTAGGTACAGATACATTAAATATTTTTGGAAATTTTTCAATTTCAGAAAATGTTCCAGCTCAGACAATCATCTTAGAACATACATTTGAGGAAAATGATATTTATACGGCGTATACTGGAAGAACTAGCTTTTCTTTGTTGATAAGCAATTTATCAACCGGAATCAGTTATTCTGTGTTTCTAAAATACGAAAACGGAAAAATTCGTTTATATGCTAATACTACAATACCAAAAGGAAATTATTTTATATCATATACTATGCCATTTGGTAGATTATAAAGGACTTTTGTTACTTGAATTGTTGAAACAGGCTTGGCAGGGCGAACTGGGAATTGCTTAAGGTAGCAAGAAAGGTGGTAAGCAAATGATAGTAAGAGCAGAAGAACCACAGCAAGAAGTTGTTATAAAAATAGATACCAGAGGGATAGCATGGGTGTACTTGTGTCTTAATGAAAGAGTTAAGACAGAAGAATATGCAGAACCCGGAGAGCAGTCAAAAACACATACCTACTATGAATATGATGGAACACAGTTTCATGCTCCTGTTGAAAGTCTTGATCTCCAAGACATCAACAACAATCCTCAGAAGTATGACGGCTATGAGCCAGCCAAAATACCGTCTGATATTGAACGTATAGACGCACAAGTAACATATACAGCAATGATGACTAACACACTGCTGACGAAGGAATAGCCTATGTATGAAAAAATAAAAAAGTGGTATCAAGTCTATCATATATGGAATGCTGAAATGGTTAAGCAAGCCTGTGATAAAGAACTGATAACAGAAGAGCAATACAACAATATAATCGGAAATTAGCAATCACGTTTGTGATTGCTTTTTTTATACAAAAATTTCGCAAGTGCCGTGAGCGTAGAAAACGGCAATGTCAATCGGTGGCGTTGCACCGTATAAAAACGTAGACATACGGAGGTAATCAATGAAAAGAGAAGATTTAGTATCAATGGGTTTGACCGATGAGCAGATCGAAAAAGTCATGGCTGAAAATGGTAAGGACGTTCAATCTGCTAATGCAAAGGCAAACAAGAACAACACAGAGCTTGAAAGGCTCAAAGCTATCGAAAAAGAGTATGAGGATTTAAAGGGGCAGAGTATGTCTGAGGCAGAAAGAAATGCCAAAGCCCTTGAAGATGCTCAGAAGAAGATAGCAGAGCTTGAAAAGACACAGGCAATTGCAAGTCAGAGAACAAGTGCAGCCGAGAAATTCAAGATTTCCGCTGAACAGGCAAAGCTAGTGGTTAAGGATGATGGATCTATGGATTATGACGCTCTTGGAAAGATTATCGCAGATAAAGAAACTGCCGCTGCCCAGGCTAAAGAGAAAGAGATAGCCAATGGCTCAACACCGCCGGGAAATGGTGGTACAGGTAGCAATTCAAGTGACACAAAGACGGAGGCAGAAAAAATAGCTGCCGGTCTTATTGAAAATCAAAATACAAAAAATGATATTTTGAAACATTACATTTAATTTAAGGAGGGAAATATAGATGCCAAGTATGAATATGCAGTATGAAAAGACTTCATACGCAGGAGACGTTCAGATTTTAAAGAGAGAGCCAAACGAGGCCATACCTCTTACTTTGGATTTTGAAGATGTTACGACAAAGGTAAATGGCAAAAAGATAGTTAAAGCTGGAACCCCAATTGGTAAAGATGGCAAGGCTGATAACACAGCAACAGTAGTCGGCATACTTCGATTTGACGTGACAGAAGACAGGCCACAGGGAGTTCTTCTTAAGAAAGCATATCTTAACACAAAGGTAGCAGAAACACACTCAGGCGTTACATATGACGCAACAGTTAAGGCAGCTCTGCCAATGATCGTATTTGAGTAATTACAGGAGGTAAAAACATATGCTAGTAAATGAAGTTATTGACAGTAAGTCAATTGCGCTGTCAGCAACAGAAAACGCAAGTAATCAGATTCCATATCTTGGATTACAGTGGTTTCCAGAGAGAAAGAAACAGGGACTTGACCTGCAATGGATAAAAACACATAAGGGACTTCCTGTATCTCTTGCACCATCTAACTTTGATTCAATCCCAACAATCAGAGCTAGAGAGGGACTTTCTAAGGAAAAAACACAGATGGCATTTTTCCGTGAGGGAATGACCATAGGCGAGGCAGAAATGCTTGAAATAGAAAGAGCAAATACTGCTGATGATCCATACCTTGCAAGTGCTCTTAGTGCGGTATATGACGACACAAGCAGACTTGTAAGTGGCGCAGAGGTTGTTCCAGAGAGAATGAGAATGGCTCTTCTTTCAACAGTAAATGGACATCCAGTTATCACTATTAAGAGTGACGGTGTTCAGTATTCCTATGATTATGATTCTGACGGGTCATACACTAAGGATCATTACATCAAGCTTGACGGAACAAGCATGTGGAGCGACACAACCAATTCAAAGCCGCTTACAGACCTTAACAATGCAAGAAAGAAGTTACAAAAGCAAGGCAAGATTGCTAGATATGTGCTTATGAACAGCAATACATTCCAGTATTTGCTTGATAATGCACAGATAAGAAACGCAATCCTTGCACAGAACCTTACAGCAACTATTGAGGTTGACGATGATACTGTTATTTCAATAGTGCAGAAGAGAACAAAACTTACTATCGTGCTTTACGATAAGATGTACATTGACGATGAGAACAAGGAACAGTATTTCTATCCAGATAATAAGGTTACACTTCTTCCAGAGGGTAATCTTGGCAATACATGGTTCGGAACTACACCGGAAGAGAGAACTGCAAGACAGGTAGCAGATGTTGATGTAACTCAGTATGGTACAGGAATTACAGTTGCTACAAAGACAGAGTATGGCCCACCAATGAAGATGTCAACATTTGCGTCTGAGGTTGTTTTGCCATCTTATGAGAATATGGATAGCACTGCCGTAATTGAAGTTCATCATGAGTAGGAGGGCAACTTATGATATATCCCTATATCGTTGTAAAAGATGGGGTATGGTATGATGCCGGAAATGACGTTCCGGAAACAAGCAGACCAGAAGCGGAAAAAGTTGCTTCTGGTGTTGCTATTCATACCAAGACCGAAATCAACAGAATGTCAACAGACGATCTAAAAGCACTTGCAATATCAGAGGGCATAGATAACGCTGAAAACATGACAGGTGGCGCATTAAAAGAAGTGCTTATAGCTCATTTTGCTTTGTAGGAGGTAGTCATGGAATACACATTGGTAGAGCAAGTCAAAATACGAAAAGGTCAATATGAAGTTGGTGACGATGGCTCTATCAAGTGGACTGATCTACAGGATAATCCAAGAATAGAGCAACATATTGAAGAGATTAAACAGGAAATACGCAACAAGCGTAATTACCCATCTGATTACACAGATGAGCAAATAGAAGAAGATATGAAACGATATACTACCAATATAGTCAGCTTGGTTGTATATGACTTATCTCAAGCTGGTGAGGAATACATGGCAAGTTTTGGCGAAAATGGAGTCAGCCGTAGTTGGATTGACAGAAATAAGCTGCTAGCTGATATATTCCCATTTGTTGAGATATTATAGAAGATTGTGCGTTACCTAACAGTAGCAGAGGGCATACATTATGGTGGTGGTGGGCAGTATGCAAACATAAGAGAAAGGCGGTAGATATATGCCAGTAGCAATAATTATCAGCATCATATCGGTTACTTTCTCTATTTTTTTTGGAATTGTCAGCCTTGTGCTGAATATCAAGAATAATAGAAGAACTGATAACTCAGACCTAGAGGATAGAGTCCGAGAAAACACCCGCATAAATATGAAGTTAGATGCCATATCTAGCAACACCAAAGAAATAAAAGATGAAGTTGTGGAAATGAGAAAAGAACTTAATTCTCATGACAACAGGATTATTAAAGTTGAGGAAAGTGTCAAGTCACTTCATCATCGCATAGATGGAATGGAAGCACGACTCAATGAAAGCAAGGAGGTGTAAAAATGGATGTTATACAAAGTCTTGTAGCCAATATGGCTATTATAGTGTCTGTCATAGGCGCACTTACATTTGTTGTGGCAGTAATTACACAAGTAATCAAAGGCGTAGGTGTATTTAAGAAGATACCAACCGACATATTGGTGTTTGTGCTGTCCATAGGCATTACCGTTGTGGCTTTTATTGCCTATATGCAGTACATACATATGACAATACTATGGTATATGATTCTTGCAGCTATCCTAGCCGGATTTGTAGTTGCATTTGTGGCAATGTATGGTTGGGAAAAGTTATCTGAGCTTTGGAAGCGATTTGGCAAGGATGTGAAGTAATGTCACTTGAGATTAATAAACAATCTATGAAGTATGCTCCTTACGGCAAAGAAGTAGAGATATATGAAAAAGATGATGACGGCAATATAAAGTATTTCGTTACAGAAGAGGGACAAAAAATACCTCTTATAGACCATAAGGAAATATCATACGAAGAGCCTGTATCATTTAGGGCTAATATCTCTTTCTCTGGCGGTGAAGCACAGGCAAAAGAATATGGCTTTGATGTCAACGATTTTGACGCAATCATAGTTACCGATAGAGGAACATACCCTATTAAAAAAAGTGACATTATATGGCTTGATAGCAAAGTTGAATACACAGAGGATGGCTATATTGATAAGACTTCTGCTGATTTTACAGTTGTAGGAGTTAAGCCAGCTTTGCGGTCAACAAAATATGTCCTTAAGGCGGTGGTCAAGTGAAAAAAACAATAGATGTATCTTTGTCTGTAAGCAGTTTACAGAATGCAATCAAGGAGCTTAGAGCCTATCAAGCAAGGCTTGACCATAAATGCGCCGTTATTGCTGAAAGATTGGCTGATGATGGCGTAGAAGTTGCTAGAGTTCAACTCGCGAACTTAGACGCGATATTTAAGGGTGAGTTGATTGAAAGTATACAATCAGAGTGTGTTACAGATAAAAAGGGTAGTCATATTTGGGCGGTTGTAGCCGGAACAGATCACGCGGCATTTGTTGAGTTTGGAACTGGCGTCATAGGGCAAAAGAAACCATACAAAGGCGAATTACCCCCGGGAGTATCTTGGCAATATGCAAGTGGTCAAACAATCCATCAACTCAAAGATGGTCGAATTGGCTGGTTTTACAGGGACGACAATGGCCATTGGTGGTTCACCGAGGGTATGCCGTCCAGACCATTCATGTACAATACTGCTCGGGAACTTGAAAGAAAAGTCAAGAACGTTGTGAAAGAGGTGTTTGACAATGGATAATGCATGGGCAATAGAACTTGGCCCGACAATATATAGCATTGTCAAGGCCAAAGCAACAGAACAACTTAAGGATAAATACCCAACGCTTAACGTTACAAATAAAGGTGAATCAGATCAACCGGCAGTATTCCCAACAGTCTATATTCACGAACTATCTGGAATGGAACTGGGACAAGATTTAGAGGGACAGACAATCAACGCTGTAAGAGAAACAATACAGGTTGATGTGACTTCTAACAAGAATCACAGCGAATGTAGAAAGATTGTGTCCAAAATAACGGACATATATAAACAAATGAGATTTTCGGTCACCGGAACACCTCAATACAGTGTTAATGGTGGAACTTATATATGTAATATGCGATTCAGCCGTGTGTTTGGGGCTGGTGACACAATATTATAGTTAGCAATTAGAGCCATGTGGCTCTTTTTTTATGCATATTTTTAAGGAGGTAAAGACATGGCAGTACCAGGATTAAGTACACTGGGTATTACTTTTGGTTATGGTGTTGAAACAACCGCAGGAGAAAAGCCAACAACATTTACTCAGTTGTCAAGAATCAATGGGCTTGGCGATGCTACAGCAGAACCAGAGGCTATTGACGCATCTGCTCTTGAAGATTATTCCACGAAAAACATATCTGGCAGAACTACTGTATCTGATACATATACAGTAACAGTAAACTGGACACCAGATACACTTGCAGAATGGGAAAAGGTGCTTGAAGAGTACAAAAAGTTAGAGGGAACAGGCAAATCTATGTGGTTTGAGACGATCACACCTGGATTTACCAAGACAGAGTTTATCAAGGCTCAGCCGCCATCAGTTCTTCCAGTAGCTTCAAAGGGTCAGAATGAGCTCTTAACGGTTGAGATTAACCTTATACTCGAAGACCTTGTCGGCTTTGATACAAAGGTAGCTTTTACACCGGGGGAATAACAAACCGCTCAGATACAGCCGTGCTGAGTGATGACGATACAAAAGATATAAAACCGGCTGATTATACGTATTAAGCAAACAAGGGGCGGTTTTCGGACTGCCCCTTTCCTATTAAGAGTAGGAGGAAAGGAAAATATTATGACAATTACAATGAATGGCAAGAAATACAATATTAAGTTTGGTAATAAGGCGGTAGCTAGGGCTGGATTTATCAGCAAGCTGGCAAGAATTGGAGTAATGCAGTCAAGTACAGACGATGGAGTTGGAGCAATAGAGGGAATGGAGCAAATGTATTTGTTAATGCCACAAATTTTACTTGCTGGATTACAGGCTAATCATTCAGATGAGTTCGGCTACAACTTAACTACAGGAAAAGGCCGTGACGAACAGCTTAGTAAGGTTGAGGATATGCTTGACCATTTTGTGGACGAGGAAAACGGAGATTTTCTTAAGCTTCAGGAGGATATCTCAAATGAGATGCTTCACAATGGTTTTTTAAAGAGACTGTTCGAGGTGGAAATAGCGAAAGTGCAGAATCAGGCACAGAAATAATCCTTGAACAGGATAACAAAGATTTTAATTACGAAAATTACTGTAACGAAATACTACCCCGTTGGTTAATGATGACCAAAGGCTATGGACTTACAGTTGAGGATATTGACAAATCTTGCCCAGCAGAGCTTGAACCATATGAAAAAGCATATCATATGGCAGAAAAAGAACACGACTCACAAGTATATGCATGGGTAGGAACGTATGTCAGATCTGCTCTTTGCTTTGCAATAGATCATTGCCTTAACGGCAAGAAAGCAAGTTCAGAGTATCTTAAAGCTCCGCTTATGGAAAATGGAGAAGATAGGGTAAATAGACTTAGAAATGAGTTTATTGAAGAACGATTAAAGGCAAAACAAGAATGGGATAGGACACACAATATGATTGACGGCAAGGACTGATGTTTTTGCCGTCTTTTTTATTACAACAAGGCGGTGAAACATGGCAACAGTAGATAATCTTGAAGTTAAGATACATGCAAGTGCGACACAAGCAGTTAATGCAGTAGATAAACTGTCAAATAAGCTCGGCACACTATCTAAGACATTACAAGGAATTGATAGTAATGGTATAGCTAAATTTGCACAAGGCATGAACCAGCTTGCACAGGGCATGAATGCAATAAAAAATGTAAAAATGCCTGATTTTAACAGAGCTGCCAAGGGTATAAAACAATTCGAAAACATCAACAGCGCAAAACTTACAGCGGTTGCAAATAGTATAAGCCCACTTGCTTCCAGTATATCAGTACTGGGAAACATGCAGTTCAACAACAAGGGCCTTACGAACTTCATTAATTCCATTACAAGGCTGTCTAATTCAAATATTAATGGCATGAATATAAACGCCATAGGCCAGCTTGGAAATGCAATTGTAGGCTTATCTAACACGTTGCAAGGCGCTCAGAACGTTAGCACAAATGTAATTCAGCTCACCAATGCAGTTGGCAGACTTGCCAATGCCGGACAAAAAGCAAGTGTTGTATCAGCAACATTACCACAATTATCTGTGACACTTCGCAACCTGTTTAATACCATGGCGCTTGCACCACAATTATCCGCTGGAACAATACAGATGACCACCGCACTTGGTAATCTTGCGTCAGTAGGAGCAAAAGCTACACAAACCGCAGGTGGACTGGGGGCACTTGCAGCAGAACTTAAGAAGTTTATGCAAGTTATGGCTACAGCACCACAAGTATCACAAAATGTAATACAAATGACTCATGCACTTGCAAATCTGGCAGCGCAAGGAAGTAGAACGGCAAGTGCAAGCAGAGGTATACAAAACAGTTTTTCCGGTATGGGCAACAGCGCTAAAAGCGCTAGAAAACATATATGGAGTCTTGCTTCAGCAGTCGGAAAACTATATGCGGCATTTTGGGCAGCACAAAGAGTTTTAAGCGGATTTAAAAAAGCCATAGACATTTCCTCTGATCTTACTGAGGTACAGAATGTTGTTGTTAATACGTTCGGTCAGTACACGGACAAATTGGAGCAATTCTCTAAAACATCAATAAAAATGTATGGAATGTCAGAATTGTCGGCAAAACAGACAGCTGGTAGATTTCAGGCTATGGGACTTGCTATGGGTGCGCCCGTTAAAGATATGTCTGATATGTCAATACAGCTTACTGCATTATCGGCAGACTTAGCCTCTTTCTACAATATCTCACAGGAAGAAAGTTCTCGTAAATTATGGTCAATCTTTACTGGCGAGACAGAGCCTATGCGAGCTTTTGGTATTGACCTTACTAACGCAACCCTCAAAGAGTATGCGATGAAAAAAGGTCTTGACGCCAACATATCTTCTATGACTCAGCTGGAAAAAACAATGCTGAGATATCAGTATGTTATGGATAACACCAAGAATGTGCAAGGGGACTTTGCACGTACAAGTCAGACATGGGCTAACCAGTTACGTATCTTACAGGAGCAAATAAAGGCGATCGCTGGCGTATGGGGCAATGCATTTGTCAATATGTTAAAACCGCTTGTACAGGCGCTTAATAAGGCTTTATCGGCGGTTTACACTTTTTCCGAAAAGGTAGTAAATGCCCTTGGCGCAATCTTTGGATGGAAACTAGAGATACAAAAGGGTTCTATATCTGATGATTTTGAAGGTGCTGCTGGTGCTGCTGATGATATGGCAAGTGGAACTAAAAAAGCCGCTAAAGCGGCCAAAGATTTAAAAACACATCTTCTTGGTATTGATGAGTTGAACGTGGTCGAACCAGATAAAGACACAGGCACAAACGGTGGTGGTGGTTCTGGTGGTGGCACTGGTGTAAGCGGTGCTGGTGGCAACAATGGACTTAAATACCAAATAAAAGAAACAGAGGGGCTTTATAAATCCAGTATCAAGAATCTTAACCAATTAGGCAAATATATCAGTGATAGTTTGTCTAAGGCAATGGAATCTATTAAGTGGAATAAGGTATACAAAAAAGCAAAAAATTTTGGCAAAGGACTTGCCGACTTCTTGAATGGCCTCATTACTCCGAGATTGTTTTCTGACCTTGGCTCAACAATTGCCGGCGCAATAAATACAGCGCTTAGTGCTGGGAATACTTTTGCGATCAATTTTGATTGGAAAAACTTGGGTAAATCGCTTATATCTTCAATAACTGGATTTCTCAATACCTGGGATGCTGGGCTTACAGGAGCAACATTGTCTAATTTTGCTATAGGCATATGTAAATATGTTGTTAGTGCTTTTGATACCGCAAATAAGGATAATCTTTGGCAAAAATTAGGGCAAAAAGTTGTTGATTTTATTTGCGGTATCAACTGGGGAAATCTTGTTTGGAATTTAGGCTCACTAATTGCCACTATGGCAAAAGAAATTCCTAAAATACCATTGCAAATTTATGAAGGTGTAGGCCAAGCAATAATTGATAAAGTATTTGGAGAAGGCTCATATAGCAAAATATCCAATTCCAAATTATTCAAGGGCATAAAAAAAGCACTTGAATATATCATAGCACCGATGAATTTAATTGTAGATATAATCAACAAGATCAAATCTGGTGTGGGCAAATTGTCCCCATATACAGATAAGGTTGTAACCGTATTAAAACCCGCATTAAGCACAGTCTCAAATTTATTAAGTACAGTTTTTTCGATTATTTCAAAAGTTGCCAGTGCAATAGGTGGGAAAATTTCTCCAGCATTAAATTCGATAAAAACTGTGCTTTCACCTATATTGTCTGTTGCATCAGCAATTAGTTCAGTTATTCGGCAATTGATTGGTAACTGGATTACTAAAAAAATTGCGGATATAAGTGCAAAAGTTCAAATTGCATGGGATATTATTAAGCCTATTTTGAACTCAATTACTGAAAAATTGAAAACACTTTGGGATTATCTCAAGAAAATTACAGACAAATTAAGCAGCGTTGCAAAATTCGGAATGAAAACAAGCCCTATAGTTGGATTATCAGGAATCATAAGTAACAAGTTTAATATTGATACGACCACTAACGGAAAGACTGATAAAAATTATAAAAAACTGAGTAAATCAGTTCGCGGTGCGATCTCAATTTTTGGTGGAAAAAATGTTGATTACAACGTAGACACATCAGTAAATGATAATAAGACAGACAACGTAGCGACCATAAGAAATATAGGAAAATTATGGGCCGATACTTGGAGAGGCAAGAATGCTAGGTACGATGCGCAAACCGCCACAAATGGACAAAATACACCAAGTAGCAGCATCTTATCCGGAATAGCTAATCGGTGGTCATCTGTATGGAAAGGCAAGAGTGCTAAGTATGATGCGCAAACCGCTATAAACGGTCAAAATGCAACTACAGGTGAAAAACTTTCTAGCATATCCAATATTTTCAGTCGGTACTGGAAAGATAAAACAGTTAAGTATAATGCAAATACCGCTGTTAACGGCAAGCCAACAACTAGCGGTAGTGCGGTTAAGTCAATTAATGATACATTGCAAAAGAACTTTACTGGCAAAAGTGTACAGTACAATATTAAGACACAGACAGATGAGGGCTTAAAAAAACTTGGTGAAAATGCCGCAAACAAAATCTTTATGGGTATGTCCCAAAAAGAAATAAAATTCAATGTTAAGCAAGCATCAGACCCACTTAAGCAAGCAATGTCTGGTACATTTAGCTTTATGCCAACATATGCAACCGGTGGATTCCCAGAAGATGGCTGGTTCAGGGCAAATCAAGGTGAGATTATGGGTAAGTTTGACAACGGCAAGTCTGTTGTTGCAAACAACGAACAGATTACCGCCGGTATAGCAAGTGGAGTTAGGCAAGCAGTTGATGATGCACTTACGCCTTATCTCTCCCAAATTGCCCGGAATACAAGGGAAACAGCGAATAAAGATACATCTATCAATATTGATGGTCGAACCCTTGTCAGTGAAACGGATAGGCGTAGATCACGTAACGGTCGTCAATTTACAACAGCATAGAGGTGATAATATGGCACAAGGATTATCAAGTTTTTTAAATGTCAACGGTGTGGACTTTCCGTGTCCGGCCGTTGGCTTTACTTATACCATTACAACGACAGTTAATGCTGGGCGTAATGCAAACAATGTAACTATCGGTCAAAGGATTGGCAGAGACTTATACAAGTTGGATAACATGAAGTGGGTCGGCCTTGAACCAAAAATTTGGCAAGCAATGTTAAAAGCGGTTGAACCATTTTATATTCCAGTTACATTTGAAGATTATCGCACAGGTAAACCGATAACAATTATAATGTACCCAGGCGACAGAACAGCAGAACCATTGTTTGCAAGTCCCAAATCGCACATAGTAACTAAATATCGTAACTGTCAGTTCAACCTTATAGATACTGGTAGGTGATGTAATGCAAAATGTAAGCAAAAAATATAAGGAATCTATGAAGTCCCTTAACCGAAACAGAGGTTATATCAAAGCAACAATAGGCCTTGTAAATTCCCGAGTCCAAAACGAAATAAAACTAGACAAACAAACAAAAACAGTAGAATATTCTAATGACATTGCCCCTTTTGATGGCGAAGAAGTAAGTAGAATATATGCTACAGCAGAACCTGGCATTGCTGTCCTCGATGGCAATGCTTTTTTCTTGCCTAGAATTGGTACTGATTACTATAACAACGGCATTGTAACTGCTGATATTATGGGAACAGTTACAATGGTGCTAGCAAATTCGCATACTATTAAGGGCTTGACTGTCAATTTTGGAAAATGTTATCCGACTGAGTTTGATATTATTACTAACAATGGCACTACACGTTATCGTAATGCTGACGAAGTGTGGACAACGGAAGATGTTTTTACAGACATAACATTTATTACAATCGAACCAACTCAAATGCGTTACGGGCAGAATAGATTGAGAATATACTCATTTAAGTGTGGTCTTGCAAAAACATTTACCAATGAAGAGGTAATGGACTACAGTAGCAAAGAATATGTATCTCCAATAACAGAAACCATACCATCAATGGATGTTATGATTAAAGTTGATAATCAAGATCAATATTACGATCCGGACAATCCAGATAGCGCAATACAGTATATGGGAATCGGTCAAGAGGTTAAAGTACAGTTTGGCTATGATGTAGACGGACAGGGCAATATTGAATGGTTGCCGGAGCAAACCACTTACTTATCCGCATGGTCGGCTAATAGTAGAGAAGCGACATTTAATGCTACAGATAGATTTGCATTATTAACTGGCCAGTATTACAAAGGCCAGTATTACGCAAATGGAATTAGTTTGTATGATTTGGCATTGCTAGTATTGGCGGATGCCGGAATTACAGACAGTAGTAACTATTTTCTTGATAATTTTCTTAAAAATACTGTAACGCACAATCCGTTACCAGTTGCTACGCACGCAGAGTGTTTGCAGATAATTGCCAATGCCGGCAGATGCACTTTGTCCATTGACAGGCAAAATAGAATTCATATACAATCCGCAATTACACCCACAAAAACAATATCATCAAATGGACAATTAGATTTTAGTGATATTGACAGCGTGTTACATGATGATAATGGAGCATTGACAGCTAAACAGTATGCAATGTTAAGGCTAACAGCAAGCAGGTATGATACATACAAATTAACAGCTTATGAGTATGCTGCGCAAGCAAAATTTAAACTTAAATAATAGAGAGGTGATTTTTTGGCATCACAAAATAAAACAAAAAATCTTGGATTATGCCAATTCGGTAATGATGATATTCCAGATTGGCGAACAGATTACACAGGAGACATGGACAAGATAGACAAAAGTATAAAAACAATATCAGATGAAGTTGCAGAAGTAAAAAAATCTGTCAGTGATGGCAAGTCTAAAGTCGCCAGTGCTATCACTAAAAAAGGTGTAAGCACAGAGGCGACAGATACATTTGATGTGATGGCTGAGAATGTCGGAAAGATACAGACAGGCACATCGAACACACAGATATTAAGCACAACAATGATATCCGGTGTGGTACAGTGCCGAGTGACACATGAGACGGATAATACATTAGATTAAAGGAGGAAGTATATATATGTTGACAAATAATTTCGCCGGTCTTGTCAGCCTAAACTGTCAACCGGGTTCAGGCAATTATACTGTGTGTAAAACCACAGAAAATAAAACAGCTAGCGCAAGTTACTCTTGGTTTAGACAGCTGTTTGGTGCATCGTTGCTTTTAAAAAATGCGCCTAGCTCAGCCATAACCGGAGTTTATATAGTGTTAGGGACAGGCACAACACCAGCAACAGCGGCAGATATAAAGCTTGAAAATGTGACAGAAGACTATGAGATCGTCACACAAACTAAAGATATACCGCAGACATTTTCAAGTTCAATTATAACTATCACTAGAGTTATACGAAATACAGGTAATGCACCACTAACCATATCAGAAGTAGGGTTATATGCGAGTTATGCAAGTGCTTTCACGGGAGCAATGATGTTAGCACGTGAAGTTATCGAGCCGGTAACACTGCAACCAGGCGAAAAACATTCATTCACAATGGATTTGTGCGTAGAATAGGAGAAGGTGCAGAGCATGAAAATAGCTTACGCAATGTGCAGTACCGGGTTTTCACGACTTGATAGCGGGAACCTTTGTTTTTTACCTAAAAACAAAATATATAAAGAAGTAGGATATGTGAGCAAGGAAATAGCAAACGGCATTGGCGAGTTTTCTGCAAATCCTACAATTACTCTTAATTTAGATATATCTTACAGTTGGTATGGATTTATAATTAATTTTAGAAATTGTAAACCTCTTGAATTTACTATAAAAACTTATGATAATGATACGCTTGTTGATAATGTTGTTATTACGAATGTTGATAGCCTTAACTGGACAGACTACAATCGTTATGGCTCTGCGAACAAAGTTGTTATAGAATTTACAAAAGTTGAGCCATACGCAAGAGTGTCAATAGACTATGTTGGAATTGGTGACGCAACAGACTATGAACTGTCCAAAGATGATATGTTTGATACACCAACTGTTACGATGGAAGATAAATTAAAGTCAATTACCGTTCAAAAACAATCATATAAACCCGGCACCGACAAAAAAGAACTTGTGTCCGAAAAAATTACTGTCAATTCAAACAACAATATTGTGAAAGTTGACTTTTCAGCACCTAGTCACGGTTATACCGCCATCACTGATGCAAGTAATGTGACAGTTACAGTTGTAGAAAGTGGTGCCTATTATTGCATGTTAAAATTTGATGGACTAACTGACAAAGATACAACACTTACGTACACAGTCAGTGGATATGAGTATGTTGTGGACACTAAAGGATTAACCCATAGATACAATAGCAACGGAACTAAAACAGTTAATTGGAACAACCCACTTGTTGATAATACAGAAGCAGCTAGTTTGCTTGATGATTGGTTAGCGAATTATTACCTAGGTGCAGTTGATTATTCAATAAGTTGGCGTGGAGACCCTAGCGTAGATGCCGGGGATTTATTCAATCTGATTAAAACCAATAGTTCAACAGCAAAAATTAAGGCTTATCAAAATGAACTTACATTCAATGGTGCATGGAGTGGAAAACTTAGTGCCAGAAAGGTGGTGGAATAGTTGTGGAATGAACCAAAAACGGACTGGAAAAGCGGTGACGCAGTTATATGGACGGATTACAACCGAATAAAAAATAACATAGAATATTTAAAACAAAGAGCTGAAGATTTGTGTGGACCAGTTACAGGTTATCAAACCATGGGTATTGATAAGATGTATACAGATTTTTATTACGCAGACGAATTTAACGCATTTGAAAACAACATTGCACAGATTAACAGCGTAGTATATCCACAAGACATAGGCACCAAACAGACATTTTATGACAATGGAGCGTTTATTAGCTCAGCAGAGATAAACAGACTGGAAACAGCTTGTCAACTTATTAAAGATGCTTTAGACAATATTAAACCTAGACGCATTCCATTTAAGCTAGGTGCATACAAGGATATAAGAATATAAGGAGATGAATAAGATGGCTTTGAAAACAAATTATAAAGAGGATGTACTTGCTACAGCCAATACAAAACGTAAGTACAATATGATTACTAATGATGATGGAACGGTTAGCTTTGAAGATGTGACAGAATATCAGCAGACAGGTGATAACTTTGGTGCAGGCGATGTCAACCAAATATGTGAAGCTGTCAACTTAGCAAGCTCCACTCTGGATAAACTGAATTCTAATTTTCAAATTGTGGGTCAAGGATATGTCACGTTTGTTTTTCCAGCAGGGGACGACAAGAAGGGACAATATCAAGAAGTAACACAAAACATTCTTGTGCCAGCAGGGACTGATGAATTTATTCCAATTATATCATATCTTGGAATTTCTACTGAATCTTCTGTGCCAGCAATGCAGTTAATAGGGCCAAGTTACGATGCATTTGATGCATCAAAATCGGCGCAAAAAGTTCCGCTAAAATTTGCTGCAAATACAGACGGCTCTCCGTGGACAATACGTGTATTTTGGCTTGCAATCAGAGAAATTATTTTATAGAACAAAGCGGAGATTGTGATTACTCACTTTCTCCGCTTGTATTTGTTTCATCCCATTCGTCAAGACTCACATATTCTCCACTTGTCTCTCCATCAATATTGAGATAGACAACATCATATATAAAATTGTCAGTATCATATACTAACATTTCTACAATAAAATCACTTTTAACCTCAGCTCCAAATGAATTTGTGCTATATACATAACTTTGCACCACAACAAGGTGCCCTTTTCGTTCCATGGCAATATCGCCCTGACCAAAAACAGAAGATGGGAAATCTGCCGACTTAGGATTTTTCAAGCAACTTTCAACAGTTTCTTTGGCCATATCCCAGTAAGATTGAAATTGCAAACCAGATATATCCGTTGCATTAACCTCTTCGGTAGCGGTTTCTGTTTCTTCCTCGGTTGCTTCTTCTGTGGTCGGTGTCTCAGTTGTCCCTTCGGTTGTAAGTTTTTCAGTTACCTCTGCTTCTGTAGTGTTATATGCAACTTCTTTATGCCCTGATTCGGGCTGATTCGCGCAACCTATTCCAAGTAATATTCCGCCAACAATCATAGAACCAAAGATGCCTATTATAAATGGCATAGCTTTTTTATTTTTACATAATAATATTATAGTCAATGCTACACATATGCCAGCCCCTAAAAACATTATTATTGCTCCAAACACAATTAAAAAGTTACTCATTTGTATTCACCTCTCCCATGTGGTATATATTACAGTCATAGTACCATGTATTTCCCCAAATTACCATATATTATGACAAAAAATTAGACTTCTATTTTAATTTATTTGCACATATAATATAAGTATACAAATGATAGCAAATTTGTATGGGAGGGGTAAAAATATGGGAAATAACATGATTTCAAAAGAAAAAGGAGAACTTGTAAAGGAAATTGACCAACTCCTACAAGTTCTCCCCCAAAAGGAATGTCAAAGAGTTTATGAAATACTAAATCAGTTATATTTCACTTAGCTCTGACATTGTATAAGGTTATTAATTAGATCAAGTACAGCTTTCTTATGACCATCTGTAAGCAAGTTGTACTTTTTCATTACTTCTATGCTTTCATCGTTTCTCTTCTCAACCTTATCCCAACCAACAACATCTTCTGGTGGAATATTTAAGGCTTCTGCAAACTTCATCAACATGCTTACATCAAGTGTTTTTATTGCACCTGTTTCATATTTTTGAATAGTAGCCTCGGTGAGACCAACTTTTCCGGCAAGTTCCCTCATACTCATTCCTTTTGCTAACCTATAATTGCGGATGTTGTTACCAACTCTCAATCCGAACTGGCTAGCCATAATAATTACCTCCTTTCTTATTTGATACTATCAATACTATCATATTATGATAGTTTTGTAAACATTTATTGTAAAAAACTTTCATAAAACGATTGACTAAACAATCACAATATGATATATTGTAATCACAATATGAAAGAAAGGAGGGTACAATATGAACTTGCCAAAACTCAAAGGTGTGATAAGAGAGAAAGGAAAGAATTATTGTCAGTGTGCAAGTGCTATTGATAAAAGCATTGCTACATTCAATTCAAAAATGAACGGTAAAACGGACTTTTCCATCACCGAGCTTGAAGACCTTGGAAATTTTCTTGGTATGACTGATGTGGAAAAATCAGATATTTTTTTACACTAAAACTATCATACGATGATAGTATATATCATATCAAGATAGAAAGGAGAAGTATGAACGAAATACAGTTATTTACAGATGGCGAATTTAATATGAGAACCGCCGTTGTAGATGGAGAGCCGTTATTTTGCTTGGTAGATGTTTGTAAGGTGCTGGACATTCAGAACCCATCAAAGGTCGCTCAGCGATTAGATGATGATGAACGCACTAAATTAGAGTTAGGGCGTCAGGGTGAAACAAACTTTATAACCGAGAGTGGCTTATATGCGGTTATCTTGCGAAGTGACAAGCCAAACGCAAAGAGTTTTCGTAGATGGGTAACATCTGAGGTACTTCCATCTATCCGCAAAACAGGCGGCTACAATAAGCCGCTTACAACGCTGGAGCAGATTCAGTTACTTGCTCAGGGCAATACAGAGCTTGCAGAGAGAGTGGACAGGGTTGAGGACAAGATAGGTAGTCTTGAAAACGACATGCCCTTATACGGCTGTGAGATAGACGAGGTTCAGAAACTTGTCAAGCGCAAGGTGGTATCAATCTTAGGTGGTAAAGATAGCGAGGCATACGCCGACAGGAGCATAAGGAGCCAGACATTTAGAGATATGTATGGTCAGCTTAAGCGTGAATTTGGCTGTGTTTCTACTTATAAGAGTATCAAGCGTAGGTACATAGATGATGTTCAGAACTTTATCAGTAGCTATTCAGCACCCACGGCACTTGCCGAACAGATAAACAATGCTAATTCTCAGATGAATATGGGTCAGTATTGTGATGCCAGGAGGTGATTGCGTGGGAAGAAATTTAGACACGATTATAATTCGTGTCTTGTGCACACTGATGGCCATTATGTTTTATATAGCCATCATATGCGTACCTATAGGGTTGGAAATATTTAACATTCATTTACCCATTTGGGTAAAGATATTGATTATTTTGGCATTTGCAGGATTGGTTTTTACAATGCTGGCAGTTGAACAAAAGATGGAAACTATAGAGGAGGAAAGGAATGAGAGAAAAAAATATTAGTGATTGGTCAAACAACAATGCGGTGATCGCCGGATGTGTTGTTGACACGCCTATATATGAGTTCTCAGTAGGTAATAAGTCGTATTATCGCGTGATTATAAGTGCAAGGCGACTGAGTGGAACAGAGGATTTAGTGCCTTGTTATATTGAAGATAGTAAGGTCTCATATATCAGCAAATTTGATTATGTAGAGGTAGTCGGATATATCCGCACTAAGCATGTTGTCGATTCGGTAGGTGTAAATCACACAAAAGTATATATAGAGGTACATGAGGTCAATCCTTATACATGCGATAAGAACAAAGTCGATTTTATTGCCCATAAGTTTGCCGATGTAGAGATCAGGGCAACACCTAGAGGATATAGGGTTTGTGACACTAGAGTAATCAATAATCTCCCTAATAGGATTGGAAATCTGATTCCTATTCTTTTGTGGAGTAACAATGCTGAACTATTTGCAAGAGTACCACTTAACTCTATTGTCGGCATATCTGGCAGATTTCAATCAAGGGAATATAGCAAGTTGTATGAGGATGGCACCGAAGAGAAAAAGACAGCTTACGAGGTATCTGTTTCAAAATTTAAAGTGCTTGAAGAAAGAAAGGAGAAAAAAGATGGAAATTAGTTGCGAAGGGACATGTAATAACAGCAGCACAGACAGTGTGACTATTCCTCGCGATAGATATGAGGAATTAATAGATATGGAGACGAGAGCCGATGTGCTCATAAGTGTAGCAAGAAGAGAAAAGTATATAGATCTGGACGTGGTACTTATTATACTTGGTGAATTGCCACTGGAGGTAGATAAAAAATGAGAATCAGTTTGAAAAAGTTAATTTTAGAAAACTTTATGTGCTATGCACATAAGGAAATTATTTTTGGGGATAACACTAAGATTGCTGCTTCCAACGGCAAAGGGAAATCCTCAATAACTAACGCTTATATGTGGCTGTTGTTCAACTGTGATTATCAGCTTTCTGATAATCCACCTATTCGCCGTATGATTGATGGCAAAACTGTGGATGACACAGACGTATCGGTCACAGCTGTGTTTGACGTTGATGGCAAGGAAGTCGTCATGCGTAAGTCTCAGAAGAGGAAATATAGTAAAGATGGCAGCAGTTACAAGGATGATAATTCTTATTCAATCAACGATGTGCCTAAGACATTAAGAGATTTTAATGCATATCTTGACGCTGATATGTCTATTCTCAAGATGTGTAGTAACATCAATGCATTTTTGGCAAAGAAACCAGCAGAAATGCGAGATTTTCTGTTTGCGCTTGTAGATGGCGTATCAGATGTTGATGTCGCAAAAAGCAAAGTTGAACTTACTGAACTTGTTCCACTCCTTGAGAAGTATACGGCAGACGAGCTTTCAGCAATGAATAAAGCCACAAAGTCCAAAGTTGCAAAGGAACTACCAGTTCTTGACGGACAGATAGCAGAAAAGGAAAGAGATATACAGATCAAACAGTCAATAGATATATCCGCCTTGGAATTGCAGAAAAATGCTATCAAGGAAAAGCTGAGCAAAGTTGTAGAAGATCAGCTGGATATGGATAAGGTAACTGCTGAACATGACGAGATCGCAGACAAAATTTTAAAATTAAAGTTTGAAATATCTGCGATGCAGAACAAAGCAAATGAAAATCTTGATTGCAAGAGAGCAGCACTTAGAAGTGCGATAGATGATTGCAAGACTACTCAGATGAATGTAATTCAGGGGATTTCTGATAACGATTGGGATATCGACCAATCAACAAGAACTTTGGGTATTTTAAGGTCAAAGAAGGAAAAACTTGTTGCTGAATGGAAATCCGTTAATGCTGAGAAATTTAACGAACTTACTACTGTGTGTCCAACTTGTCATAGAGAATTTCCAGCAGAAGATATCGAAAGGCTTAAGAGTGATTTTGTACAGAATCAAGCCGAGCGACTGGCAGCAGTTGAGGCTGATGGCAAGGCCGTAGCTCAGAAGATCAAGGAGATTGAGGAGCATATAGAAAAACTTAAAAAATGCAATGAACTCAATCGAAAGACTGTTGCTGATACAGAAACAAAGCTTACCAAGCTTGAAGAAGAATATAACGCACTTCCATTATGCATTGACATATCAGGTGATGATGAATATATCGGTGTGATGGCGCAGATAGAAGCACTTGAAAGCAATATGGCTGGTATGGAGACAACAGCCACAAGGACAAGATTAAAATCCGAAGAGACCGCACTCAGGCAGGAGTTAGCTGAGTGCGAAGCCAAGATCGCTAAGTCTGATGCAGAAGCTGACGAAACAAGGCTTGAGGAGTTGCTGGCTAATAAGTGCAATCTTGGACAGGCCCAAACGGATGCACAGAAGATTCTTGATTTGTTAGATGATCTTGATAAGACCAAAAATGAAGTTCTCACAAATGAAATAAACAAACATTTTAATTTGGTAAAGTGGCAGCTATTTGAATTTGCTAAAAATGGCGGATATAAGTCAACATGTATTCCTACCATAGATGGCAAGAGCATTCTTACCACGATGAGTAACAAGGGGAATAGGATTCTTGGTAGGATTGATATTTGCAACAGTATTCAACAGATCAGTAAAGTCGCTTGTCCTATATGGCTTGATGATGCAGAGAGTCTTGATTCTGCAAATCAGCAGAATGCTGTAGATATGGTAGATGGTCAGATAATAATGCTGGCAGTAAACGACAACGAGGAATTGGAGGTAATGTGATGAGTAAGGCATTAGAAGTAGCAAGAGAGCTTGTAAGGCAGCTTGAAGGAGCAGAAAGAAAGAACAAGGTAGAATTATCAACCTTAGCACCTGGAGATGTGTTTGAGATTGGAAAGAACGACTTTATTGTGCTTGAACAGATGAGTTTCGAAACCAAGGTTATTTCCAAGGATTTTATGGCCGAAAACATAGTTTATGATGAGGATTCAAGAGATTACAACGAGTCTAACCTTAAGAAAGTGATTGAGGATAAGATTCAGCCGATAATTGAGTCGGAGGTTGGAGAAAACAATCTTGTTGAGCATACTGTTGAGTTAACATCAGTTGATATGCAGCATGAATTTGATGATTGTAAATGCAAGGTAAGACCTATTACTTTTGATGAGGCTAGGAAGTACAACAACTTACTCCCTAATAAAGAGCTAGACGATTGGTGGTGGACATGTACTCCTTGGAGCACTGCCGAAAGGGGATGGGATTATAGTATGGCCGTTGTTTCGTCCGCTGGCTTTATCGTCAACCACGGCTGTTACAGCAATTTCGGTGTTCGCCCAGTTTGTATCTTAAAATCTAATATCTTTGTATCAAAGAAAGGGGAATAATCATGGCAACATTAACAATGAGAGTATTACAGGAACAGATTAATGATCTCAGAAATGAGATTGCAGTGTTAAAGGCAACTTCAAAGTCAATTAATCTTCCGGAAGGACTCGGTATTGGAGATACATTTGAACTTGCAGATACAACGTGGAAGATTCTTGATATTACAGGTGCTGGATATATTTGTCTGGCTGATAACATTGAAGACATGGAGTTTGATTCAAATTCAAACAATTGGGAAAACAGTGGTCTTCGTGGCTATCTTAATGGAGAGTTTTTTGAGAAGATTGCTGCAGAAATAGGATCGAAAAATATAATTTCGTTTGAGAGAAATCTTTTATCTCTTGACGGCCAGACAGAATATGGCAAGTGTGAGGATAAGGTCTCTCTTCTTACTGTTGACGAATACAGAAAGTATAGAAACCTCATACCAAACACCAAAGATTATTGGTGGTGGCTTGTTAGCCCTTGGAGTACACCATGCAACGATTACAAAAGAGCCGTAGCCGTTGTTTCGTCCGCGGGCAATGTCGACGGCAGCTGTTACGACAATTACGGTGTTCGCCCGGTTTGTATCTTCTCATCTTCAATCTTTGAATCAGGAGATTAAATGATATGGCAGAGAAAGAGTTTGGAGTGATTTCACAGGCAAAGAATTTGGCTGAACACACATTCCGCATAACTTCAAATTGTAATAGATACCCAAAGAAATACAGATTTTCGCTTGTTGACAAAATGCAGAATAAAGCATTGAAAATATACGAATATTTGTATGAAGCAAATAGGACGAATTTGGAAACTTGCCTTGAAGAAAGATCAGAACTGCAGACAAAGGCTATAACACAATGTGATGAACTTTTATTTTACATTGAATTATCAATGAAATTGAATATTATCAATGTGAAAAGCATGGAATACTGGTCGAAAATGGTAGCCGATGTTAAGCATATGGCAATAGCCTGGAGAACTGGTGATAAGAAGAGGCGGGCTGATAGCGAAGATAATTAAAAATATAGGTTACACACTGTATAAACCGTTGTTTCGTCCGCTGGCAATATCAACAACAACAACTGTAACAACAATAACGGTGTTCGCCCATTCTGTATCACACAGACAGTAAGAGTAGGCATTAAGCCGAAATCAGATAAAGATACAAAAAGGTGTGTGACCTTTCCCAAAAGGATAAATACAAAGGAATTTTTACTATGGATAAAGATGTTATATGTGATTATGGAAACCTGTATAAAGCATATAGAAAAGCTAAAAGTGGTAAAAAACATAATTCAAGCACTGCAAAATTTGAAGCAATGAATCTTGAAGGACTTCATATGTTGAAAGAACAACTTGAAAATCAGACATATCGGATGAATCCGTATAATAAATTTAAGGTCTACGAACCTAAAGAAAGAGTGATTAAGTCGTGTTCGTTCAAAGATAAGGTAGTTCAGCATTGCTTATGTGACAATATTTTGCTCCCAAGGTTGAAGTATGAATTTATAAAAACAAACTACGCAGGGCAACTCGGCAAAGGAACCCACTTTGGCATGGATTGTTTGGAAGAACACATGCTTGAATTTTATAATCAGCACGGTCTTGACGGTTGGATTTTGAAATGTGATATTAAAAAATTTTTCTATCAGATAGATCATGAAGTGTTGAAAGATATAGTCGATTACTATTTTGATGACGAATACACGAAATGGTTGAATCATCTATACATTGACAGCACTGCTGGTTTAGGACTGCCACTTGGCAATCAAGTAGCGCAAGTATATGCGTTGCTTATGCTAAATGGGTTAGATCATTTTATAACCGGTGAGCTAGGAATTGAATTGTATGGTAGATACATGGATGATTTTTATCTGATTGCACCAAGCAAAGAATACTTGAAACATTGTCTGGATTGCATAAATCAATTTGTAGCGAGCCTGGGATTATCACTTAATGGCAAGACACAGATAGTTCCGTTTAAAAACGGAATTTTATTTACAGGTTTCCATCACTATGTAACGAAATATGGAAAGTATATACGGAAATTGAATGGCGCAAATAAGCACAAAATTCGTAAAAAGTTAAGAGTTTGGGCAAAGCTTGTTAATAATGGCAAGATGACAAAACAAAAGTTTTATGAAAAATATGGCGCTTGGGAAAATCATGCATTACATGGAAATTGCATAAAATTGTGTCATTCCATGGATGTATATGTGGAGGAATTGTTAAATAAATCAAGTAAATAAGGAGAAATAAATATGGTTAAGTGCGACAAAGGATTTGTTGAAATCAATGGTTCCAAGAATGAAGTTATGGCTGAGACGGCAGTACTACTTAGATCTTTACGTGGTCATATAAGTGAGTATGAGTTTGAAGAGGTTATTGAAAGCTCAAAAAAGACCGATGATGAAATCAAGGCAGAAGTAAGAAAAGCAAAGAAAAGAATTGCAGAAATGTTAAAAGAAATATCATTTGATGAGGAGGATAAGTAGATGGAAGATAGTACACAGATAGTTGCAACAGAGCAGAAGAAAGAGGTAGCTACCTCAAACAAGGTAACTGATTACAGTCTTGGTATATTTGGTACATCCGATAATTTTATCATGGCAATGCAGATGGCTAAAGCATTGGCAGAGTCAACTATTGTACCACAGACATACCAGAAGAACCCATCCAATTGTCTTATCGCTATTGAGCAGGCACAGAGAATGAGAATAAGCCCTCTCATGGTCATGCAGAACCTGTACCCTATACAGGGTAGACCATCATGGAGTTCTCAGTTTCTTATCGCCCAAGTGAATAATAGCGGTAAATATGATATTGAGTTACAGTATGAGGAAACCAAGGATGCAAACGGCAAACCTTTCTCATGCACTTGTTGGACTTTGAAAAAAGGCAGGAGAGTAGAGGGTATGACTGTAGATATGCAGATGGCCAAAGACGAGGGATGGCTCGGCAAGAATGGCAGCAAGTGGAAAACAATGCCACAGCTTATGCTTAGGTATCGAGCTGCATCGTTTTTCTCACGTCTTAACTGTCCTGAATTAACGATGGGATTATACACCAAGGAAGAAGTTGAGGATGGTGATTTTAAGGAATATACAATTGAGGATGTATCAACACAGGTGCAGAGCGATCTTGAAAATGCAAATTCACAGGAGTTTATGGAAGACGAAGAAGTACCAGAGTTTGCAAAGTAAACGGAGAAATATTTTTCAGGTAGAGTAAATGTAAGAAAGGAGTTTTTGGAATGAAAGCAAAGTGTGAAATATATTGGAACAAAATGCCTAGTAACTGTCAGGAGTGCAGGGCATGGTATGTTGCTCCGTGCTCTTTAGATTTTAAATGTAAACTTATGGAATTGAAACAGATCAAATGTGCAGACGTATCTTTTGAGTTTAGAAATGGCAAAAGGCATGAAAAATGTCCATTAGAAAAAATCGAGGCGTAGGAATGAAACTTAAATGTATTTCCAGTGGCAGCGTAGGCAACTGCTATTTACTCACAAATGCAAGTAATCAAACGCTTATCCTTGATTGTGGAGTGTCAATTAAAGATATACAGAGAGGTCTTGATTACAATATTAAAGATGTTGCTGGTGTTATTATAAGTCACGCTCATGGAGACCACATCAGGGCAGCAGTTGATTTGAAAAAACTGGGTATACCGGTGTGGAAACCGTTTGAATCTGTTAGTAAGGCTATAAAAATGGGAGAGTTTACAATTCGTTGTTTTCCTCTCCCACACAATGGCACCCCCAATTACGGATTTTTGATCAAGGTTGATGGGCAAAAAATGTTGTACATAACGGATTTTGAGTATTGCCCGGTTACATTTAAAAAGCAAAATATCGACCATATGCTAATTGAATGTAATTACATCAAAGATATGGTCGATACTGATGCTCCGAATTACACTCATAAGATACTCGGTCACTGTGAATTAGCCACTTGTAAGGAATTTGTTAAGGTAAATGCTACAGATAACCTACAGAACGTCATATTGTGCCATTTGGGCATTGATACAAGCAATGCTGACAGAATGGTTGCTGAGATATGTGAAGTGGCTAAAAACGCAAATGTGGACGTTGCAAGAGCCGGAGTGGAATGGCAGTTGAGAGCAAAGGATGAATGTCCATTTTAAGCAGAAAGGAGTACAAAAGATATGGCGAAAGCAAATGAAAAAGTACATGAATATAGAATGTCCGGTGCAGCTTGGTTGTTAGAAATCATCAAGCGTGAGGGCATAGAGAAAGCAGAAAAGGAACTAGCCAAACGTAGAGCATGTTTTGTCCCACTTGAAATTCCAACGTCAAAGATGCGTGAATATGAACAGAAAGTTAAATGGAACACGATAGATACAGTGGTCTTGTTATCATGTGCAACATTGCACGATGAATTTGGGTTTGGTCATGATAGATTATGTAGGTTTATTGAGCGCTTTATGCTTAAAACTTCTTGTCTTGCTGACGAAGATGTGAAATGGCAGGACTATATAGATACATTACAGGAAGAGGTTGGAATAACCTTTACAATTAGAGAGAATGGAGAAAAATAGTATGAACAAAGTAATTATGATGGGTAGGCTTACCCGCGATTCAGAAATCAGATATTCACAGAATGGCGATCAGATGTGTATAGCTAGATATACATTAGCTGTAGATCGTAAATTTAAGAAACAGGGCGATGGGCAGACAGCGGATTTTATCAACTGTATTGCATTTGGCAAGAACGCTGAGTTTGCAGAGAAGTACCTTAAACAAGGCACTAAGATTGCCATAACTGGTAGAATCCAGACTGGTAGTTACACAAATAAGGATGGCAATAAAGTTTATACGACTGATGTTGTTGTTGAGGAACAGGAATTTTGTGAGAGTAAGAATGCGAATAACAGCAATAGTCAGCAGTCCAATACAGCAAATGCAAGCAATCAGCCAAGCTCTGGAAACGACTTTATGAGCATACCAGAGGGCATAGAGGATGATTTACCATTTAAGTAGGAGCGATAGCAAATGAGTCAAATTAAAGATTATAAAGCGGAAGAAGTCGCACGAGATGCAAAGCAAGAACTTATTAGCGATTATGAATCTTGCAAGTGTGATTTAGCTGAAATCAGACAGCACGAAAAAGAAATTGCAAATATAAGACTTGCTTACAATTCAAAGATAGTAAAGTACAGGAAGGAAAGCGTAAACAGAGTTCTTGACTTCGTAAGAAGTGAATATAGGGCAGGTAGAATTTGCAATATCGAACAGGGATTTTTCATGGCAGGATACATGGACAGATCAAACGACTGTATCAGATTGGAGAATCTGCTAAATAAATACAAAGAATATATTATTTATTAAAACCAAAGAAAGTGAGGAATAATATGCCAGAAATAGTTATAAAATGCTGTCCGTTTTGCGGAAAACCGCCAAAATTAACGCATAAAATCTTTATATACGAGGGGCATAGAGGAATGACACCGCCTCATAAATTAGAGATAGCGTGGAAGGTCAAATGTTATAATTGTGGAACAAGCAAGGAGTCAATAGGTCGCTCATATTATGATATTGATGAGCTTGGAGAACTTAAGCTTGTCCCTCAAAGCTATAGTGTTAAGGACATGGAACAAATCGCAGATAAGAGGCTTGAGGTAATAGAGATGTGGAATAGGAGATATTAACGAGGAGGTAGGAGAATGACAGAGCGTGAAGCGATTAAAAGAATCAAAGAATGCAGAAATACACCAAATTTTCAACCATACATATATATGAATGAAGCGTTGAATATGGCAATTAAGGCACTTGAAAAGCAGATGCCGAAGAAACCTATATTTAACCATAACCTTAGTGATACTCTTTCTGTATTCCATTGTGAATGTGGAAACACAATCAAAGTCAGTCACGATATAGGAATAATGAATAACAACAATGCGCCAAATACTGTAGCAAGTGCGGTTGTAGGTTAGATTGGAGCGATGGAGAATGAGCGAAGAATTAAAGCCGTGTCCATTTTGTGGACACAGTATAGATATTGAAAAAGATGTGTATGAGCCAAGTAGGGATTGGCACCCGACATTTATTGACCCAGATAGTGGCGGCGACCCTATTAACATTCATTGCAAATGTGGCTTGGAGTTTTGTACTGGTACATATGACTGGGGCGAATTTGTAGAAGCATGGAACAGGAGGACAAGCGATGAGACTGGTTGATGCAGATGCACTAAAGAAAGATTTAAAATCGGTTACTTTAAGCAATGGAACCTTAGTAAATATAAATGCAGTATTACTATTACTGGATAAATACCCAACATCTTATGATGTGGATAAGGTCGTGGAAGAATTGGATGAAATAATATATCCACAACGTCTTTATTTTTGCAGAGTGTCAAAAGGTGGATGTAACAAGTCTGATGATGTTGGTTGCATAGATTGTGCGATTCAAAAGGCAATCGAGATAGTGAAGAGAGGTGGAAAGAACGAGTAAGCCAAATTGCAAAAAAATATATGCTATAGAAAAATCCAACCGTGAAAGGCTTTTGAAAGTTAATCCAAACCTTGATGACAAGAGTGGTATATACTTTCTCACTCGGACGGATGAGGATGGCATATCTTACTTTTATATAGGTCAAGCTGTAAAAATTTTACAGCGAATGTGCAGCCACCTTACCGGGTATCAGCACATAGACCTATCATTGAAGAAACGAGGGTTTTACAGTGCGGATAACCCCTATGGATGGCAGATTAATTTTATCCACTACCCTAAAACTGAACTAGATCAGATGGAGCAGTATTGGATATTGCAGTACACGAAGAAAGGCTACCAATGCCGTTACAACAAGACAGCTGGCGGTCAAGGTGAGGGCAAGGAGAAGATAAACGAATTTAGACCATCTAGGGGCTATCGTGACGGCTTAGAGCAAGGTAGAAAGAACCTTGCAAGAGAATTATCCTCTATTGCAGATAAGCACCTTAAAATCGAAATTAGAGCCGATAAATTTAACAATAAGGTATCACAGAGACAGTTTGAGAAGTTTAAGGAATTATTGAAAGAGGGCAAAAGCGAATGAGCGGATATTATTTTTCTTACGAAGTTAGTCAGGACGGCACAAACACGTTGGTTGTGTATGACGTAGATAGCAGTCCATTATTGTCTACGCCACGAGTAGTAAAGGTTGTCACAGGAAATGCCGCAACACGGCTATATAAGGCTATGACATCTAAGGAAAGGAGCATATGGGAATGACAATTCCGATAGTAGATATGACGACCACAGGTGAAAATATCCTACGTCTGAGAAAGCGAGCTGGATTATCAGTCGTTGACTTGAATAAGGTGTTTGGATTTACAAATCTTAATGCAATTTACAAGTGGCAGAACGGCAAATGTATGCCGACTATAGACAACTTGATAATCTTAGCCGATTTGCTAAATGTTACAGTTGACGAGATCATAGCGAGAAAGACAATAACAACAATTTAAAATTTATCAGAAAGGACAGGTCGTGCGCACATAAAACCTAGGTGTCCTTTGGTGATAAAAATGTCACAAATGAATATTTTTGACTACTTGCGAGAACCTATCAGCATTACTAAGCCTATCAGACTCATAGAGTTATTTGCCGGTTATGGCAGTCAAGCTATGGCATTAAAGCGGATAGGTGCGAAATTTGAGCATTACAGGGTTGTTGAATTTGATAAATACGCAGTTGCAAGCTACAACGCAGTACACGGTACAAATTTTCAAACCATGGATATAACACAGGTTCATGCTGTGGATTTAGCCATTACGGACACTAAAACATTTACTTACTTACTTACTTACTCGTTTCCTTGTACTGATTTGTCGGTTGCTGGAAAGCAAAAGGGAATGAGTAAAGGTAGCGGTACAAGAAGTGGTTTGCTGTGGGAAGTGGAAAGAATATTAACTGAAATCAGAGATAATAACGGAGAACTGCCACAAATCCTGTTTATGGAGAATGTGCCGCAAGTTCATAGTCAGGACAATATGCCTGATTTTAGAAAGTGGTTGGATTTTCTTGAAAGTTTGGGATATGTGAACTACTGGCAAGACCTAAATGCTAAAAACTACGGCATAGCGCAGAATAGAGAAAGATGTTTCATGTTCTCATTTTTAGGAGAATACAATTATCATTTCCCTGAGCCTACACCGCTCACTAAACATCTGAAAGACTGCTTAGAGGATAATGTAGATGAAAAGTATTACCTCAACAACGAAAAAGCACAGAAACTTATTCAGACACTTATTGACAATGGAACATTACCAGATACAATCCCTAGCAGAGCAGAGCAGACTTGTGTTGACGGAACAATCTGTGAACCAGGAAGAAGAGAAGTTGCAAACTGTATCAAAGCGAGATATGACGCTGGAATTAGCAACTTACGATCGGATGGAAACTGTGTTATTGAACAATATAAGAATAGACAGAAAAACTGATGTTGCTTGCACTCTTATGGCTAGAGATTATAAGGGTTACGGCAACAAACAGAATGGAAATGGAGTAATTGAATGGAAATAATAGGCAGTATATACACAGAAGTTTCAGACAATTTTCAGAAAGGCATTATCGGGGGGGGTGTTTCCCAATGTGTCAAAGCGGAAAAACACGATTTAGGAGTTGTTTTAATGAATGAGGTTAAAGAATTTATGATGTGGGGGGTGCAGTCCAACATTGAGTACAATGCAAGGTGGTAATCAAGAGCCGAAAATTCTTGAAGCAAAGCAGTTAGGATTTATGGATAATGGCACAGGTAAACACCAATCAAACACAGTATATGATGAAAATGCACTTTGCCCCAACATTACAACAGTTGAGGGTGGCGGTACACAACAGATTAAAGTGTGTGAAAGTCAGATAGTTGCTATGCATGGCAGAAATCCTGATAATCCGTCAGATAGAACTAATGGAAGTCCAACAGAGCAGAGATTAGAGGTGAATATGCAAGGTACAAGTAATTGCTTGACGAGTGTGCAGAAAGATAATTTATTACTTGAAAAACCTTTGTTGCTAGGCGGCATCGGAAAAGAAAACGAGTTTGGCTCACAGTACAGGCAGGGAAACAGAGTGTATAGTTCCGATGCTTGCGCTATGGCATTAAATTCTCAACCGGTTGGAAATGCTGGTGGAAATTCATATTTATACAATGTTGGCTATCGTATCAGAAAGCTGACACCGAGAGAGTGTGGACGGCTGATGGGTGTACCTGATGAAGATATTGACAAAATGGCAGCAGTCAACAGCAATACGCAGTTGTATAAACAATTCGGAAACAGCATAGTAGTTGATGTTATGTGTGCTATGTTTAAGAATTTGAACATCAATCAAAAATAAAATGTGAGGTGGTAAATATGGGAAATCAGCCTTTGGAAGTTAAGGCGGATAGAAACTATAATAGGGCGCATGAGATGACGAGAAACGGCAAATTCACAGTTGAATGGTGTTTGGAGTTTATTAACAACTGGGAAAGAGCAACACGAAAGCTCAGAGGTGGTGACAATGGTAAGAGAAATTAACGATTGTTGTGGTTGTGCCGTACCTGGTTATCCGTGTATGGGTGATAGTTGCCCTAGACGGCATACGATCGTTTATGAGTGTGATAGGTGCGACTGTGAATGCGATATACTTTATGATTATGACGGCAATCAGTTGTGTGAGGACTGCTTGCTGGAGGTTGTACCAAAGATAGGAGGGTAATATGGCGGTTTACAGGAATGTACATCTGTCATTTTGGACAGATAACAAGGTTGAAGATGATTTTACACCAGAGGATAAGTATTTTTATATGTATTTGCTGACTAACCCTCAGACAAATATATGTGGTTGCTATGAGGTTAGCTATTCTCAGATGACAAGGCAGACTGGCTATAACAAAGATACTGTTATGCGCTTGCTTGAAAGATTTGAAAATGTACATAAAATCATACGTTTTGACAAAAATACCAAAGAAATACTGATACTTAACTGGTATAAATACAACTGGAATAAGTCAGAAAAGACCTTAACAGGGGTAGAAAATGTAGCGAAATATGTTAAATCTGCTGAGTTTAAAAAATACATTTTTGATGTGATAAAAAGCATAAAGAATGATACCCCTATTATGGGGCATGTATGCCCCATACAAGCATCTGTATCTGATACTGATATTAATAATATATATATT